CTAATTTTTCTGCGCTCGCCGGTTGGCCAACCGATCAGCCAACGACACCACGTTAGACACCGGATCTACCGGGCCCGAAGTCCAGTGCTCAGTGAGTTTATCCGCAACATCTTGATGCATCTCGTCCAGCACATGCTGATAACGCTGCAACATACTGATCTGTGACCAACCAAGAATCTCCATCACCACACGCTGATCCACACCAAGCAAGAGCAAAGTAGTCGCAGCCGTGTGCCGGCCATCGTGAGGGCGACCAACAGGCACCTTAGCCTCAGCCAGCAAAGACCGCCAGGCGTTCCAATCCGCCTTCGGATACATCGGCAAACCCCCCGGCCGACAGAACACAAGATCACGCTCAACGCCAGACTGATCAACCCACGCCTCCCACGGCTCATACTTACGAACCGTCCGCTGGGCCTCAGCGTGCCTCAGGAGCGCGTCACGCAACGGAGTCGGCATAGTTACACTCCGAACACCTGCCGAGCTCTTAGGCGGCCCCGTAAAGTACCCACCACCATGGCGCTCAGGACAATGAACACCCTTCGACCGACCACACGAAGAAACCCCAGTCTCACCCACAGCGCACCCATGCGCCCAAGGCAACGTAAAAAGCTCACGCTCAATCCGCAACTTATTCGACGTGAAATCAACATCCGACCACGTAAGCCCCAACGCCTCGCCCTGTCGAGGCCCCAACATCAAATTCAACAACCAACGAGCAGCATCATCACGACCCTGCGCAACCCGAATCATCCGACGAACCTCCTCAGTCGAATAAACCTGAGGCTCAAAACCACCACTACTCGGCGCATCTAAAAGAAGCAACGGATTCCTCGCAATCACCCCACGCTTCACAGCAACATTCAGCGCTCGCCGTAAGACGCGGTGAAGTCCTGCCACGCTGGATTCTGAGACGGCTGTCCGGGAGTGCCCGTTGGCCTTCGGCTGCGGCGTGCGCATGGTGGCGTAGATGGATTCGATATCGCCGGGCGTGAGTGCTGTCAGGCGTTTGCTGGCAACTCGGTGGCCACGAACGTGATTGTCGATCTTGTTCTTGTAGCCTCGCTGAGATTGTGGGCTCTTCGCGGTGGCAGGCGCGATGTTGATCAGCCAGTAGTCGAGCCATTCAATGAGCTTGGGGGAGCGGCCGGCGGTTATGTTCCCTGCAGCGACTTCCTTGGCGAGTTGGCGCACCTTGGCGCGGCACTCGGCCTTAGTCTTGCCGTACACGGACTTGAGGATGACTGAGCCGTCTGGGCGCTGCCCGATCGAGTAGTTAGCTTGCCAGCGTCCGTCTTTGCGCTGGAGTGGCTCGGAGCCTTCCAGATTGCCACGCCTGGTCTTGTCTGAGCTGGTCATGGTGTTCCCCTCCTGGGAAAAGCATGCGCGCCTATTGGACCGGGCGGCGCGGGGGTTGTGAGGTGTGGAAAGGTTAGGCGACGTGGTCGCTGGGTGGCCAAAGTGTCTGTAGCTGTTCGCCGTCTAGGACGGCTAGCCGGTCAATGATGACTTGTTCGGTGACGTCGAGTTCCTCGGCCATTTCTGCGGGGCTGGTGGACCAGCACGCCAAACGTCGTAGGTCTTCGAAGGTCACCAAGAACAGGGCTACTTCGAGGCAGACCTGCCGTTCAACTGCCGGCGACTGACATCCATCATGGCCGTACTGGATATGAAACGCTTCGTGCGCGAGGTAGCATCTTCGCTCGGCCGTGGTGAGATTCGGGTCTATCCAAATACGGCTACCATCGGTGGCCGCGACGATGTCCGGGTACGGACGATTCCAAATAACAATGGCGTGCGCGAGTGTGCGCAGCATGCCCCATACATTCTGCATAAGTAGAACATATGTTCGATTGAATGTTTAACAAAATGTGACGATGCGCGCGACTAAATTGTCGGACGGGCGTGTTAGGCCTCCAAATACTCCGCTGCTCGATTTGGCAATACCTGAAGATCGGGAACGACTAGGTCATCAGAGAACACGATGTACTCGCGCCCGATGTGCTGTTTCTGAGCCGTGTGCGCGATGCCAAATGCGGCACACCGCCTGCCCTTGTAGAGATCATCTGAAATAGTCTTATGGTCGTCATACGTGAGAACCCACTGGAGCTTTGTTTTCTCTAGCCGTTGGGACAGACTCAAATGCTGTTCATCACCGAACTGCTGCATGTAGAGCTCTTCACCTTGCTGTATGTAAGGCGGGTCTACATACGTGAAAGTGGGGGTACTGCGGGATTCAAGTAATGTCATGAAATCCAACGCATCCAGGTTATGAAGCTCAATCTGGTCACGCCTCCGGGCAACATGTTCGATCCGCTTGGCAAGGTACTCGGGTTTGAATCGCGCATCTATTTTCCAATTACCGTGCTGCTCCAGTCCGCCGATTGGCCTGGCACTAAGAATTCCTGAATGGTTACACCGGTTGAGGAAAAACGTGGCGAATCCGAGTTCATATGCGTCTGCTTCTGCAGGGTTCATATATATTTCACGGTGAACATGCCACTCTTCCACGGTAGGGAGGGTGCGGCGGATATCGTCGACAAACTGGTCTGTTCGGCGATAGACGTTTTGCCAGAATTCGAAGATGCCGGGATTCTTGTCATTGAGAATGATCCGGCCGACCACCTCGTCTTCAAGTAAGCGAAGCGCGGCGCCAGCGCCACCTGCAAACGGCTCAGCATATACGGTGGCAGGGGACGGCTGCGCCTGGATCGTACGTGAGAAGAAGTCTGCCATCTTGGCTTTACCGCCAGGGTACCGCAGGGGAGACAAATAAAGCATAGTTCCTATTATCTGTTATTTAGGTCGAGCTGGCCAGCTCAGTCCGCTGGCGCATCCGAGCCGCGTTTCAACAAGTCCTGCAAGAGGGGGTGCATTAGTTCCCAACTGGCTTTAACCAAAGCGGCGTCGATTGTCAGCACGTCATTATGATTGCTGCCATTGAATAACTCGGCTGAAGCCGGCCATTTTCCGCTTTGGTTTCGTAAGCGGGAGAGCGTCGTCTTGTGATGGCGGATCCCGGGATGTGCAGAGCAATGATCATCCATCCAGGCTATGCAATCACCGAATTGAGCAAAGGCCTCAGGGTCTGGTTGTCCACGCCGCTTGCCCATGACGCGATCACCTTGAAGTCGCGCATATGATTTGATCGTCTTCTCGATCAAGGTTCTCATCCCATCGAGGGTGAGATATGGGAAGTTTTCATAGTCAATATCGCGGATCTCGTCAAACAATTTTCGAACGGGCAATGGGTAATCTTCGTGCGCTCTCATGCCTTCTGTGTCGAGCTTTTTGGCCGAAGGCTTCCTGGATCGACTACCGTTCGATCCTGGCTTTGGCTTGTCTGCTTTCCCCTGAGGACCGTCACTCTTACCGTCTTGGGCAGGAGGTGCAATAACGATCGGCTCATCCAAAGCGTCGTCAACCGGAGGTAGAACGTCACTTTGATCAGCCAGCCATGTTTTTCGTTCCTTCGCTGTAGCCCAAGCGCGCGACCAGCTTGCTGAACCGTTTGGCCTTTCGGTCGTCAGGAGCGTAAAGAGCCTCTGGAAGAAAGGCGCCAACGTTGCAGCTGAGTATTCAAGCGATACGTAAGTTGAATTCCAGACGATGCCGAGCCTCTGGCGAACGGCAGTATCTTGCAGGATGCGCTCAAGGTTGGTCAATTGATCGCCGTGCCGAACAACGTCGATCATAGCCTGGAGATCCACATCATCGCTGTATAAGGTTTGCAACATGTGAATGATGCCTTGGACGTAAGTGACTTTCCCCTGGCTTCTGGTTGCAAAATTCCTTACTCCATTTGCTCCCCAGCGGACTGCGCCTTCGCCGCTACCCTGACCACTGTGCTTAAGTTGAATCCACACGTATGCTTCTTCGCGGGAGTCCGCAATGACACAACTTATTGACGGAATTCGAACAAATCCCTTGGCCGCTCGGGCGAAGGCCACTTGCTTATCCGCTGGCGCAAGTTTGGAGTTTTGAAGTAAACGCAATGCAGCCAGCCGGCGGTTTCCTTCGAGAACGGTGTAGCGAGTGCCGTCTTGGATTACTATCAATGATTCGGCAGGATTCAGGGAGCCATGACGGGCAATGTGACGAGCAAGGCCCAATACGGTATCCCCATGTTTGTCCATGATCAGCCGCAGTGCATCTGACTGATCATTTGCTGGCACGTCAAGGCGATAGTTCTCCAAATCAAAGTCGAGCTTTGACACTGCAATATTTTTAGGCTTGCTGATCGCCACTAGAGCTCCTTCTTGTCATTCGCGAAACTTTTATCAATTTCCTGGTCTCCTGGACCTTGCCGATTCACTTACAGTTGCCGGTTTCTTCGTCGAGCTGTTCGCGCCTGGTCTTCACCTTCGGGTGCGCTGCCAGTTTTTCGCGAGGTGGTACTGGGACGCTCCTGGCTTCGTCACCGTGCAACTCTGTGACGTCTGCGAAGTCCGAGGCTGCTTCCTGTGCTATTGAGGCTTCGCGTAATGCATCAAGAACCTTCTGTTTCGCGCCATCTGGATCGTCAGCAGTCCAACTCGCTCGATCCGCTCGCTGCTCGGCCTTGGATTTTGCCAACATTTCTTGTCGCTGTTCGTAGCCGATTTCAAGAATTGCGTTCGAGACATCGTTCATCTTTTCTAGGTCGACGAGAACCCGAACCATTTCGACGACCGCTTTCCGTGATTTAGGCGAAAGATTGTCTGCGCCTGGTGGAAGTTCGTCGGCTAGTGGTGGGCCGGGGACTGGTTGTCCCGCTGCTGCAAACGCCACAGATTCATCTACGCCGGCCAGATAAGCAATTGCCTTGAGAGTCACTTCGCTAGGCTGTGACTTGTAGATGCCGTTGCGGATCTGGTTGATCGTCGTATAGACGATCTTGAAACCGGCTTCTTGCGCCTTGAAAGCCAGCTGCCGAACGGATGTTTGGTGCCGTTCGATCGCCATTTCAATTAGGCCCTTGAGGGTTTCTGTCTTGTTCACAACCACGACTTTCCTAGATCAACTTTCACTTGCTCAAGAGTGGCAAAAACTTTCTTGAAAAGTAGAAAACACTACTTCTGCATAGTTTACGGGGAGTTTTCACTTTTCGCCTTGACAAGTCAGTGCGAAGCGGTGTGTACTTAGGTTGTCAAAACGAAAAGTGGAAGGAATACTGGTTATGCGTGGAACACGTCGTCATCTCAATCTCATTCGAAAGGAGAGTTGGATGCGTGTTATAGACCCAGCTTCGCTAAGGCGGAAGAGGATCAATCAGAGGTTTAGTCAGCGCGATCTGGCTGGACTTGTCCGTCGCTCGCAGGCGACCATTCATCAGTTGGAAACCGGAAAGATGAAAACCCTCACGGAGGATTTGGCGCTGCTGATTTCGGCGCGCCTATTCACCCCCTGGGAGGAATTGTTCACCCTTGAAGAGCATGAAATTATCCCCACCGTGACAAGTGGTGTTGACACCATGAACAACGCGACTCGATCGAGTGCGGCATGAGCGCGGACAGGACCCATTGGTTCGTCAAGGCCATGGACGGCGATCTCAACCTTGTTGAAGCGCTCAACACCCCAGCGGTCGTCCTCCAAGAAATTCACGTTCTGGCCCAGATGGAGTTCCCGGTCAGCGGGGACCTCATTGCTCGTTTTAGGGCGAAGGAGGCCATGGCATGAGCGAGTTCAACTGCCCGGAACCGGGCTGCGAATACCACATCGGCATCGCTGGTGACTGCGTCACAGATCAGGACTTCGAGACGCAGGACTACTACTTCCAAGAAATCGAGGAGCACGAGCGGATGCATGAAGAACAGAAGATCGCAAGCGGGAGTCTCCTGCGGGTGCAGGAATTGTTGTCGGGTGCGAAAGTCGTGGTTGTAGAAACCGGGAATCGCACTCGAACCGTAATCGTGAACCCGCAGGAGGTCTACCTATACGCCGTAGCGTGTGATCGAGATGTGCCCGTGGTTTTCGAAGTCTGCCCGGTAGTACCCGAGCACGGCTTCGTTCAGCGTGATTACCGGATCGAAACCGTATTTGAACAGGACCTCCGACTTGTTGTGGAGCCAGAGGCTGTACATCCTTCGGCCGGCGTCTTTGAACGGTTCAACGTGAACGTAGAAGGACCTGTCTTCGGCGAACTTCTCGAGGATGAACGTTTCCAAGGAAAACAACTCTTCATCGTCGAGTTCCAGAACAACAGTCTCCCCGCCAACGGCGTGAATGAATTCCCCCATGATTCTTCCCTCTCGGTAGGTGGTGCGGTTGGTGGAACTTCTGAGTCTACCGAGAGGGTTCAAAATCCGGGTGTGCCGGAAATGAAAAAGCACCCAGCAGCGGCAACTGCTGGGTGCGACGAAATCAAAACTAACAGGTAAGAAAGGTGTGATTTCAATGTCCAGTGTAGTCAAGTTTCCTCAACCTCGCAGTGGGGAACTAGAAGTTCAGCCAGGAATCCAAACGGTGTCCAGACCAGTTCGGTTGCTGTACTCGGTCGCTGAGACGGCCGAGCTGTTGGGACTGGGGCTGTCCTCAATCTACGACTTGATCAACGAGGGTGATCTGCCGAAGGTCATGGTCGGTACCCGCGGTAAGACGACGCGCGTCGCTGCTGATGACATTCAGGCGTACATCGATAACCGTCGGGTGGAGGTGAAGACCTCGTGGGTGATCTGATTCTGACAATTTTGGTTTGCGCGGTGGCTGTCACCGCAATCGGCACTCTTGGATCCGGGATTTATTTCTTTGTCTCTGGCGCCAAGGCTAACGAGGCCGAGGCAAGGTTGTTCAACTCTGAGGCCCAGCTGAATCGGGCTCGTGTCGAGTCTGCGCAGACGGCCAATCGAGTTGCTAATGAGATGGGCCGGAAGCTCGCGTCAGTCGATGGACTGGGAGAGTTCGCTATCGGATTCGAGAAAGCACGAGAGATTTGTGGGTGCGACAACTGCCAGGCGAGAAGAGGCGAGGGTAATGACTAGGTTTTGGTTCCGTAAGAATCATGTGGCAGCTTCGCCGGCGCGTGTTGCTGAGGTGACGAACGTTGTTGTTCGCGAGCAGACCTTCGACAGTGCTGAAGAAGCAACCGTGAATCTGCTCCAAGCGTTAGGGCAGTGGCGTGACTTCGACTCTACGGGAAACGTCAACGGCGCTATCGAGCACACTCTAGTAAACATTGACCGTCTGGATGACGCGTTGGACGATCTGCGAGATCAGGTCGATAAGTTCAAAGATCAGGAGATGGCTGAGAAGATCGCCGGTTCGGGGCACCCGTCCACTGGATCTTCTTCTGCTCTGTTCACCAATATTCGAGACGAACTTCGCTCAGTGTTGGGCTCGCTCCCGAATAAGTCAGACCAAGAATCTCAGGTTCCTCTGAAAGCCTCCATCGGAGCTCCAAGCGACGCACCTGCGGGTGATCAGAAATGAGCCGCATCGAGGGCCGTGCGTTGATCATCCCTCGGGGACAGCACAACCATTCGGAGAAGCTGACGGTGTTCTGGGATTCCGATTCCAAGACTGACCGTGCACGCCAGGTGAAGAAGGTTGCGACAGCTTGGGGCCGCAACAAGTACCGGGGTAACAGTGTCTACGTGGAAACTTCGGACATTGCCCAGCGGGGCGACGAAGGCGCTGGCGCGTTGTTCGTGAACGGTATCGAATACGCGAAAGTCACGAGCTTTGTCCACATCCCGAAACCCGTTGGAGTGGCTTCATTATTCGATGGGGAAACACGATGACCGTGGAACAGGTTTACGCACAGGGTGAGCGTCGCATGTGGCGCTTCTGGACCCCGCTAGTTCTGGTGCTGGTGACCGCTGTAATCGTGGCGAACTACCAGCCTAATGGGCTTGCTGTCTTGTTGCTGATCGTCACCGGTGTTGTGGCCACGTTGGCGGTGGTTGATTGGGTGAACGTCGAAATCAAGGCGAACCGGATCATGTGCACCGAAGCCGAGCCGCATCTAGCCGGCCACTGAATCTTTCTTTCTTACTCTTTTGGAGGGGACTCGTGTCTCAAAAACTAGGTCAGCTGAAGATGCTGCCGATTACCGCGATCCACCCGGATCCGAAAAACCCGCGCACCGACATGGGCGATCTGGACCAGCTAGCCCATGAACTGAAGTCCATAGGCCAGTTGGATGCCATCACTGTTTACCAGCACCCAGTACGTGAGGGTGACTATCAGATTCAGGGCGGCCACCGTCGCTACGCTGCAGCGTTGCGCGCTGGTCTGACTGAGCTCAAGTGCGAGGTCATCGAACCGCCAGCCAACAGCGCAATGGATCTGTACACGGAGGCACTGTCTACGGGTACGAATCACCTGAAGTTGGATCACCTCGGCCAGTCCCAGGCACTACAGGGGCTGTTGACTGAGGGTAAGTCTGAGGCGTGGATCGCGAAGAACTTCAAGATCGACAAGGTTGAGGTGAAACCGCGTGCACGCTTGGCTGAACAGCCGAAGCTGGCGAAACTGCACGAACGTGGAACTATCGACCTGATCAGTGCCGCTTCAATCCTTGATGTGGAGGCTGAGACCGGAGACGGTTCGCTGTTCGAAAGCTTGGTCGATGATCTGGAAGGCCGTCGCTGGAAACAAGACGAGACCGATGTCATCCGACTGATTGAGCAGAAGAAGGCCAACGCTAGACGTGATGTGGTGCGTGCCGAGCTGACCGGCCTGGGCGCGGTCGAAATTGACTCCGAGAACCGGTACAGCGGTAAGTGGACCAAGACTGACGCTGTCCTATCCATGCAGGAGCACATGGCGGCCGGGAATCAGTTCGACGTGAGCGCCCCGGAAGAATTGACTTGGTGGGCTAAGACGAAAGCGCCGGCCAAGCAGGTATCACCTGAGCGTAAGGCTGAGCTGGAGTTGCTCCGCAAGCTCAACGGAACGTTGCCAACGTCCAAACGCGCACGCCAACAGTTCGTGGTTTCGAAGATTCAGGACAAGAAAGCACTCACCGACACTGAGGACCGTGAACTATTCACCCAGATCGTCCTCTCCGCTGAAACTCTCACCAACGAGAGAAAACAGTTGGTCGCTCACGCGATCAACCTGCCCTTCCCAGAACCAGAAGGCGACGAAACCGCTTACAGTCCAGAGGTCGCCAAACGCCGAACCATCTGGTTAGAGCAAGCACACGACTTGGTATTCAAGATGACCCTTGGCCAGCAGGTCCGCTTGTACGCATGGATGCAGGCTGCGAACGCCGAAGACATGTCGAACAAGGTCAACCTGTACCAGCGAGACTCGTGGGAAAAATCAGCCCGATGGAAGCCCATGGCCACCTGGTACAACCAACTGATCAGATTCTTCGGGTACGTGCCAGACCGGGACGAAGTAGAGGCCATGCGCTGGGCAGCCGACCAAGACGATCGGTTCAGCCAAGGCATGGACGTCGAACTACCTGTAGGCGCCGAGGTGGTCTGCGCAGGCTGTGGCCAACACCAAGTCATCGCAGCAGACGGAAACACACCCTGCCCAACCTGCGAAGACCTTGAGGCGTAGCCATGGCCACCAGAAGCATGGCAAGCATTACCCGCCAAGCACCCACCGGCATGAGCGTCACCGAAGACTGGCGCGAACAAGCCGTCTGCAAAAGCTGGGACTTCAAAAAGAAGGGCGACCCCTGGCACCCAGACAGCGAATCACACATCGCAGCCATGGAAGGCAAAAACCTCTGCGGAGGATGCTCCGTCCGCTACGAATGCCTCTTCGACGCACTCAACACCGAAGCTAGACACGGCATCCGCGGTGGGGCAACACCAGACGAACGCCGAAACCTCAAACGCCGACAAAAAACCTTGTCAACAAATTAACAAACCAACTGCCTTGTAAGGAGTAACGATGTCAGATCTATTCACCTACGCAGCACAGCAAGAAGAATCCCGCACACCGTTCGACAACGTGATGCGCACCGACGAGCACGGCAACGAGTTCTGGTCAGCACGTGACCTACTCCCACTCATGGGATATACGCAGTGGAAGAACTTCGAGACTCCTCTAAACAGAGCAATGTCAGCCGCACGAAATCAAGGCCATGACGTCGCAGCCAACTTTTCGGGATACCAAAAAGTTACCGTGCCGGGCAAAATGCCACAGATCGACTACAGCCTCTCGCGCTTCGGTTGCTACCTCGTAGCGATGAACGGCGATCCAAATAAACCAGAAGTTGCCGCCGCGCAGTCCTACTTCGCAATCCAAACCCGCGTCGCTGAGGTGCAGGCAGCACCGGTCAAGCCGTCTGGTGCCGAACTGCTGGCCATGGCAGTGATCGAAGCGCAGGCGATGATCGCGGCGAAAGACCAGCACATCGCGCAGCTCGAACCGAAAGCAGACTACGCGGACATGGTCAACCAGTCTGCTGGCCTTCGAACCTTGCAAGACCTCACGAATGATTTGAAGCAGTACGCTGCCGCTAATCATCCGGGCGTGAAGGTGTACCAAGAAGACGTGTACGACCTCGCTGGCGAACTCGGCCTGATAAAACGCCATGACAGCGTGAGCAAGAACCAGCCAACAGGGCGCGCAATCGAAGCTGGGTGGGTGAAACGAGCCGAAACCACTTACGAAAAGAAGAGTGGCGAGAAGGTCACGAAGTACTTCGCCAGGCTAACGCCCCGCGGCACCGCACGGGTCTGGGAGACAGCGGTTAGAAGACTCCGCGATGGACAACCAATTTTCGATCGAAAGGCCGCAGCGTAATGCGCCTCTACAAGATGCAGATCACAAGTGTCCCGGAGGAAGCAATCCTTCGCGTGGACATCGACCACGAAGCGAAGACCCGCACCATCGTCTTTGATTCCAAGTGGCAACCGGAAGGGTGGAGGGAGCACGTAGACGACGCAATTGAATTCAACGACGCGTTCTGGGCGAAGAGAGCAAAGGATGACGGCTACCGATTCTTCTGGCCTAAACAAGACAAGGTCTACCTTTCCAGAACCACAGCCGTAGGTCGCAAGAACCTAGTCGAGTTCTGGGGCGGCAAAGCAATCGTTTTGGAAGCCGAAGTGGGCGAGTTCATCGAAGCAGAAACGGCTAAGCGCAATCGCCAACTAGACCGGGATATAGCCAAGGCAGGACGGCTTCGAGAGAAGGCCGAGAAACTCCAGCAGGAAGCCAACAAGCTAGAACGCTCCACCGGCCGGGCTGGCTGGGACTTCAGATGAGCGACTTCGATCAGGTCTCGGCTGATTGTCGGATGTTGAAGCACTGGTGGTGCAGCGGTAATGCCTGGAACAACTTCACGGATCAGGCTGGCGATTGCGAGTGCAACTGCCACGGAGAGCAGGCGGAAACAGTATGAGCCAGTTAGTCACGGTCTACACGAAGCCTTCCGGGTGCCAACAGTGCAAATTGACCAAAGACGCGCTCACCATGGCGGGTATCCCGTACCAGGAGATCGTCGTGAACCCGTCGGATGTGCAGTCTCTCGACGAACTCAAGCTGATCGCCACCGTAAAGGGCATCGCAGGAACTATGCCATACGTGTTGGTCATCGACACCGAAACCAACGAAGAACATGACTGGTTTGGGTTCCAACCCGAAGAAATAAAGAAGCTAAACAAGGAGCAGGCAGCATGAGCAAAATCCTTGAAGCCAGGAAGCTGAATGGAACCGATATCGGTAAGCAGGTCAGTTTTCCGGAAACCGTGGGGGAGCTACGGGCAGTTCTTCACGGATTGATCACGGGCGACGACGAACAACAGACGAGACGTTACGTGTCGGTCGTCGTTGACAAGGAGTCGCACATCCTCTCACCGCACGATCACGTCACTTTGAAGTCTTTGGAGCAGCAGGAGGAAGCGCAGTGAGTAAGCAGTCACAGAACATCACCGAAGAACTGGTGGAGCAGCTCGCGATCATCGCTTACGAGGGTGTTCGCCTAAAGAACTGTTCGGAGTCGATGCCGAGCTGGACCGGTGCGGGAGCCATGACCCGCTTCCAAATGAAGCAAGAGGTACTTGGTGTCCTGACGATGGTGGTTCCGGTCCTGCTCGAACAGGGCTGGATGCCACCGGCGGAGGCTGCCGTGCTGAAGGAAACCATTGACCGGGTGTCGAAGCTCTTCCAAGGCGTTTACATCTCTCATGGTCACGGGATCACTGAGAACGTGAACGCCACCATCAAGGCTGTTATCGAGGTGAACAAAGCATGAGTAACCAGAATATTGACCGAGCAATTGAGCTTGCCGGAAAGGTAGCTCATGCGGAGGCTACAGGACAGCCGATGCTGGCGGAACTGTACGAAAAGAACATGCTATTGGCCATGGCAGAAGCTCGTAAGGAGATTCTGTCTGAGCGGGTTGGCCCAGCGGTACGAGACATTATCGGTGCCGTGACCGAGATGATCAAGGAATTCACAGATGCCATGTGCAAAGCGTTTGGTCTTAACAAGATGAACAGGCTCGCTGGTGGAATCGATCGCATGAAGTCGGACTACGCGTTGGTCGGGCCGGGCAAATGATTCGCCTCTATAGAGCAGCGTGCGAGTACCTCGATGCAATGACGGAAGCAATCCACAACGACACTCCGTCTCCTGATGGTTCAACCTCCCTCGTGGAGCACGCCAACCAGTACGAACCACGTGAGAACCAACAGCACTACCGCGAGCCGGACTGGGAAGACCGTCACCGTATCGGATTTAGGAGCACGAAATGAGTACACAGTCCAGAAATCAAGCTGAGTCTCAAGCGCGACGTGAGGCGAGAGTCATTGCCCGGCACTTGGCGCACAGCAGCAAAGACGCTTCACCAGTGGCACTTGCAGAGTTGCATGGGTCGCTGGGAAGAGCCATCGCCAGTATCGCAGCCACGACCCAGAAGGAGACCACCAAATGAGCACCCCACTGACCATCGATGATTTGAAGCGGTTCCGCAGCATCGTCGAGACCGGCACACCACTGGACAAGCGCACCGTCCTGAACATCATCAGCCACGCCGGCCAACTGCAGGAACACCTGGACATGGCCCATGACGCTAATGGCGCTCTCGTGAAGCACCTCGCAGAGTTGGGGGCTGACGCGGTGAACAACGTCGAAATTCTCCCGGCGAAGATCCGTCTGATCAGCTGGGAAGGGCAACACGAACTGGACGTAGATCTCGAATCCGATGAAACGCTTATTGTCCTCACGGTCAAGACCGATAGGGGCTGGTCACTTGGAGACAAGGCAGAACTCAAACTAACCCGCCCGGAGGTCAGTGATGCCTGAGCATGAACACTTCTGGTGGCTGGGGTATCCAAAGGGGCGCGAAGCCTTGGATATCAAGTGGGTTTGCCAATGCGGAGACACCAAAGACCTAGACGCATTTGAGGGGGCATGGGATGCCTAGCACGTTGGAGATTCTAGAAGCGCACAAGTTGGTTTGGAAGTCCGATGACAGGACATGGCAGCAATGTGAATGCGGAAACCTTGTCCTCGACCGGTTCGACGGACAGTCCGAAACCGACCACCGCGCTCACGTTGCCCAGGTACTTGACCAGCACATCGTTGACCGAGTGAAAGAAGCAAAAGTCGAGGCCATCAAAGAGGTAGCTAAAGCCACGAACTACCGACCCGCCATCAAATCGCTAATCAGACCATTTATCGGCAAGGAGCAGTCATGAAGGACGAAAAAACCGAACGCATCCTCGACCTATCCACCCTAGAGAACAAGACAAACGCCCGCGAGGCACTCCCGGCGCTCATCGTCGGAGGGGTGCTCGGCAACGAACAAGCCTCCCGAGCTGCCATCGAAATCATTGCAGATGTCTATGTCGACGCGCTCAAACCATCATTCGAAGCACTCCAACGTTTGGCCAAGATCAACGCCGACCGCCCGGAGGTGCAGAGAAATGAGTGAAGAGCCAGATCTTTTGAAGATGCTTGCTGTTGCGGAGAACGCTGAGGTGGTGGGCGTTGGTGCCGTCTACGTTGGCGTGTTCACCCCGGCTAGGGCTCGCATGCTGGTTGAGCGTGTAGTTACGGCGGAGTATCAGGTGGCCAGGGTGCGGGAGTTGTCTTGGTACCTAGAGAAGCTTTCACCAGGCGATAAGCACTACGCGAAACTGATCGACCGCGCCTTGGACGGTGAGCCGGTATGAGTGACATGCGTGAAGCGTTAGAAGCGATCCGAGAACTGCACAAGCCGTGCAAAACGTTCTCGGGCAAGGAAGTGTGCGACGTGTGCAACACGGACACTGGTAAACCCCGCTCGTACCCCTGCAACACCCGCCAACTGGCCGACCGAGCGTTAGGGGCTGGCAATGAGTAACCCTCCGGACATCGTCAGGAAGCTCGACGGCCTGCGCGACATGGACGAGATCATGATCGGGAAGCTCAACAACCTCGATCACCTCGGGCTGCACCTCCAAGCAGAACGCATGCCAAAGCCCCGGCTGTACGGCCGCATCATCGAAATCTTGCACGGCCAGCACGTCACCACGGTGAAAGTCAGGTGGAACGGAATGACCGACGAAATCAAGACGGACCCAGAACACGTCGTCAGAGTCGAGGTCACGATATGAAACCCATAGCCATGATCATCCGAGCACTGATCGACGAGACACAAAAGATCTACGTCTGCCGAAACCCACACCCCCGCCACTGGATCACCACCCAACACGGCGAAGTCATCGCAGACACGGAACACCCAAAAGAAGCGCTCGCCGTAGACAGGGCGTTAGCCCAGAAGCAACCTAAGCCAAGAGATAAGAGTAGGAACGCCAATGTCGTGGTTGAAGCAGTCGGATGTATCGGCGAATCACCCGTTGGTCCTGCGCGTCTTGGAGATGGACGAGGCTGACGAACGTCTGCTCAACGAGATGTATGGGTGGGTGAACAGGTGCGCCACACAATCGGCAGCCTTCGACCGTGACTACATCGTTGAGATCGGTACAGCTAAGCAGATGGCCGGCCTAAGCCGGTACAAGGAACTGCTCAAGGCTGCACTGTCATGCGGAATCTTTGAGGAAAAAGAGATTGACGAGAACGGCAGTATGCGCCGGGTACTCAAGCTCGTGGAAGAAGAAGACCTTTTCCACATGATCCTCAAGTCGGACAAGGAGCGGGAGAAGAACCGCCGTACGGATACGTACGACCTTGCCAAGAAGGGCGCCATCATCAAACGCGATGGTGCCGAGTGCCGGTGGTGTGGCCGTTTGGTCACCTTCGGCAACGACCGTAAATCAATCAAGGCTGGCACCATTGACCACCTCGATCCGAAAGACCTGGACAACAGCGACCCAACGCCAATTGAGCGGCTCGTGGTGGCTTGCACGTCCTGCAACTCAAGCAGAAAGGATGGAGGCTTCTGGGATAAAGAACTCAGACCTGCACCAAGAACCCCGTACTTCACCGCTGACGCAGTCGCTTGGCTGCGCGATAAGGCAGGGATTCTGGCCAAGGTCTCAACTGAACGTGTAGAGCTCCACGCTCCCAAACCTGTTCCGGCATCTAACTCTGTGACTGGTCCGGCATCCAAGGATGTAACGGCAAGCGACGACGCAACGGCTATCACCGGCTCGTCCACCAACAAAGACACAGATGCGACGGCAACAAGCGAGGTTGAGCGCTCCGAGGCAACGGCTACCCCGGCCCGGAAAGAACGCCTATCCACTTCGGACATGGCAACGCAGATCCACGAAGTTGAGTATTCAGAAATGATCGAAGCACTTGAGAGCGAAGCCGTTGAGACTCCCCACCAGGGTGAGACTCCGGCCGAGGATGACGCAACGGCTATCACCGGCACATCCGACGCGCAGTCTCCGATCAACTCAGAATCAAAAAATAATCAGTTGATCATCAAAAAATCTGAGGGTGTCGGATCTAGATCTGTCGGGACGGGTCGGGACGGGTCTGGCCGGGATGGGGCTGGTGGGGTTGGGTGGCGTGATCATTCACCTGCTGATTCTTCTAGACCTTCTAAGCCTTCGAACAATAACCAATCCCGTGCAAGACGAAGAAGACCTCGTAGGAGAAAGAACTAATGATGTATGACCAGAAGAAGTTTCAGAGCCCTGTCCTGTTGTGGAGTGAGTCGGAGTTCCAGGCCCATGTGGTGAAGCTAGCGCGGCAGCTTGGGTTCTCGTTGATCTATCACACGCATGATGCCCGTAAGTCGCCGGCCGGTTTCCCGGATCTGGTGATGATCAATTCGAAGACTCGGCGTGTGCTTCATGTTGAGTTGAAAGCGATGGCTGGTCGGTTGAGCGCTGATCAGGAGCAATGGATCGATGGGTACCGGTCAGCGGGGTTGTTCGCTGAGGTGTGGCGTCCATCTGATTGGGTGTCGGGTCGAATTCTCCAGGTGTTGCGGGGAGGTGCGGTCAGTGCCAGAGCATAAGGATTCTGCGGATTGTGGTTGTTGGGGTTGTGTTCAGTTGAGGTTGGCCGAGAGCAGGGGAGTTGCTGTGGAGAGTCGTTCGATGTATCGGCTGGTGCAGGTGTGGCGTTTGCGTGATCAGTTGCTGGAGGGCGCTCATGACATTGAGCGGTTGCCCGGTGAAGGTCCTCGCGTGGTGAAGACTGAGGCGTTGCTGGTTTTGTTGGAGCAGGCTATCCGGCCATCAGGCGAGAGTGGCTCGGGTGGCGCGAGTTCGGGGCCAGGCTTGCCGTTGGATGCTGCTGCGTTGGATCTGCAGATGAAGATCAACCAGGAAGCCAATGATCAGTACTGGCTCCAGTACCCGGGTATGGCGGCTCCGGGGTTGGAGGACAAGATCAATCTGTGGGTTGGTGGGCTGAGTGAGAAGCCTGAGTGTGAGGAGGCGGTGACTGAGTGTCATCGTGTGTTGTCCTCGTGGGTGCAGGAGATTGAGGGGCTGTTGAACCCGCCGATCATTGTTGCATTGCGTAGGCCTTGCCCGGCGTGCCATGCCAATGAGATTCATGAGGAGCTCAATGGGGAGAAGGTTGTGAACCGTGCGGTGGTGGCTCGTATCGATCGTGGTGAGAAGGCAGCGGTTATGGTGACTTGCCGAGGGTGTGGCGCTCAGTGGAAGGGGCAAGACATCCATCTACTGGAGCAGCTCACAAGACCGGAAGGGTAGCTACTCATAGAGGCTATGGTGTGGTGGATATCGTGTAGTAGGTATGGGTAACGAGGTGGGTGTGACAGGCCCGGAGTCTTGGTATATCCTAGAGGTGCTTGCTACACGTGTATCCAAATGCGTGTGACAGGGAAGCTCAGTCGATGTGGCTGGGCTTCTCTTCGTTAAGGGTGATGCTGATGGCCACGAGTAGAACTGGCACGACACAGTGGAAGCGTGTGGTTGTTCGCGTCCGTTGGCGCTGCCGAGTCACTGAAGCTCAGACGGTGTGTCCTTGGTGTCGAGTCATGTTGAACTGGGAAGTGTCCAAGCTTCCTAACTCGGCTGAAGTCGACCATATAGTGCCTGCTGCATTGGGTGGAGAAGACATCGAAAGCAATGCTTGGGTGATCTGTCGCCGGTGCAATCAGTCGAAAGGCGCTCGTGCGAAACCTAGATCGGTCGAGCATCGGGGTCAGCTGCGCAATTCCGGGCGATTCTGACGGCCTGCCCGCTCCGCCCGCGAGGGTGGGGAGTATCCCCTCCCCGGCCCCCGGCCGCGCGCCCCTCCTCGTATAGCGAGATATCCCCCCGGGTTCTGACCTGATGTTTTGAAATCTAACTATACTCTGACTTGGGCTTTTGCGAAGTGTTTCGGTTTCGCCTGGTCTCGACGGGTGCGACTAGGCGTTTTAGCTTCAAAAACCCCGTAATCATGCGGTTTTTACCGTTACATTTGGTAGAATTGGTACATGAGGACATGCGAGCACTGCGACAAAGAACTGGCCAAGTGGCGCAGTTCTCGCGCTCGTTTCTGCTCAGTTCGTTGCCGCGTATCTAGGCACCGGGCAAACAACCGTCTTCCGAAAGATTTGACCACCCGCAATTGCTGGGTGCGTCGTGATGAGAAGAAGCGTCCACTGACCGTCACCGGTCGACTAGCTTCCGTTAGCTCCCGCGATGGATGGACAACATACCAGGACGCGAAAGCGTCACCTGCTGGCGTTGGAATGGGCTTCGTCCTCGACGGCTCCGGCGTCGGAGTGATCGATCTAGACCACGCGTTCACCTCTGCCGGCGTTTTACACCCTTGGGCGGCCGAAGTACTAGCCCAAAACCCGGACACGTTCACCGAGATCTCACAATCCGGCAACGGCATTCACATCTGGGGCTACATGGCCCCACGCCGTGGCCAGCGACTCCGAGACGGACGAAACATCGAAGTCTACTCAACCGGACGGTACATGGCGCTAGGAACCCCGCGCCGCGGAACCAAGGCTGAGCTCAAACCACTCGTCATACCGGTCTAGCGTCGCCTCCTGCGGCGCTCGCCGTGCGCAGTTAGGAGATTTAGGTGACTGAGAATATTCTTCATCAGAAAGAAGCTCTAGCTGTGGCTGTGGGGCTTGCTGATGGTTATGGACGGAACGTCGCGATCGTACTGCCAATGTATCGTGGCCGAATGCCTGGTCTCATTCGAGACGTACTGGAAACGACTGGTGCTGACCGTGTCCGATTGGTGCACCGAACCAATGGCATGGAACAAGTCATCTTCCACGGCGGGGGGAAAATCCGGTTCTTCGCGCCAGCGCATCGAATCCGAGGTTACTCCTGTGACACGATCGTCGCTTCAGCTGACCTGGACAGCAAGCAGATGCAAGACATTATCCCTGCAGCTGCGACCAGCCCTAACCGGAAAGTAATTCGGTTTCACGAGGACTCGAACCTGACATGATCCGGGAACCTGCTGGGCTTGGTGCGCGTGGTTCACAGCTGTTTCGTGAGCTCGTCAAGGATGAGAAGAACCCACTCGTTATCCAAGCGGTGATTGAAGCGGCCCGTGCTGCTGACCGGTTGGATGATCTTGACCGGGCGATTCAAGGTGAAGGAGTTCTGGATCTGATGCGCGCAGCGTTGGAGGACCAGAACATCATGGGCGACGAAATGAAGGTCACTGTGAAGCTGAGCTTCGCCGGCGTTCTCATGGAGGGTCGTCAGCAGCAGGACAACTTCCGCAAACTCATTGCCGAGGTAGCCAGGCTCAAGGCAACTATCGCGTCAAAAGCTGACCAGTCGCCGCAGAAGCCCGAAGAACCGAAGAGTGAGTCGACGGTGGAGAGCGAATTGGATCGCCGTCGCAAAGCACGGGAGGCACGCAGAAGCGGTTAGGTGGTGATGCGAGGTGTTACTGGGAAGCCAGGTACCACTGCACAACACCACACCCGAAGATGATGCCTTCAACGACGATCACGGCGAGGACGCTGTCTGGTACGCCGAACGGTTCGGGCTGACTGCTGATGCGTGGCAGGACTCCACCGTGCGTTCCTGGCTACGTCAGACCGCGGACGCCAAATGGGTGTGCTCAGTCGGTGCGGTCACCGTTGCCCGTCAGAACGGCAAGAACGGCGCACTGGAAATCGTGGAGCTGTACCTCATGGCCGAACTCGGTATGAGGATCTTACACACGGCTCACGAAGTAAAAACCGCGCAGAAAGCCTTCGCCCGACTCAAGCATTTCTTCGGCGAAAAAGAAGATGACCCCAACGCGAACTTCCCGGACCTGAACAAAATGGTCAGGAAAGTTCGCAACGTCAACGGCCAAGAAGCGATCCTGCTGAAAAACGGCGGATCAATCGAATTCGTAGCCCGGTCAAAGGGTTCCGGACGTGGCTTCACAGTGGACGTACTCGTCCTCGACGAAGCTCAGGACATCAATGAAGAGCAACTGCAGGCGCTTCTTCCAACGATTTCCGCTGGCCCAGTCCAAAACCCGCTGACCATCTACATGGGCACCCCACCCTCCGTAGAGGAATTAGCGAAGGGCAACGGTCGACCGTTCCTCCGCGTGCGTACCAACGCACTCAAGGGGCTGCAGAAGGTCGCATGGCTTGAGTTTGGGTCCACCGGGTTCATTGAAGACATGACACCCGAAGAACTTGTGGCCTATGTCGAAGATCCAGCTAACCACGCTGCAGCTAACCCGGCCTACGGGGTACGCATCATGCCTTCCACCATCGAAGGCGAGCTATCCCAGTTCAGCCCAGAATCGTTCGCACGAGAACGTCTGAACAAATGGCCAAAGAGCCTAGAGCACGTCTCAGCGATCTCACAAGAACGCTGGGAAGCGCTCGGAACAGAACCACCACCCAGAGCCGTCACCGACAAATGGCAAACCGGAGCCTTCGGCGTGGACATGAACCGAGAACGCAACAAAGTAGCAATCTCAGTCACCTCCTACATTCCAGACAACGAAGAAACACTCGCCCTGGAACTCATCGCCGCAGCCGACTACGACGATGGCGGAACCGCCAAGCTCGTCAAATACCTCTGGGACCGAGCCAAACGCATACACCCCGTCATCATCGACGGGCGCTCGCCGGCGGTTTCGTTGGTGCCTCATCTGAGGAAAAAGAAGATGAAGGTGCGGGTGCTTTCTGGTGGTGAGTTTGTCGAGGCGTCGATGGGCTTCTATGACGCGGTGATGCGGGATAAGACGGTCATGCATTTTGCTGAACCACGCATGGATTCTTCATTGGAAGGTTTGGGGAAGTTGCCCGTTGATAAGACCGGTGCTCAGTGGAAGTTTGTCCCGATGGATATGACTAAGCCCTACCACCCGTTCATGAGCGGTCTTTGCGCTCATTATGGGTCAGTCAAATTTGTTCGTCGCCGTATTGGCGAAGAAGTAGACCAGGGAGCCGAAAGCGGCTTCGGATAAGGAAGGAGGCGCTCGTGGTTCGTTCGCTAAGTGATGATGAGCTCAAGGTACATAATGAGCTTCGGGCGCTAGTTCAGGCCAAGTATCGCCGTAACAAGCTGAAGCTTGATTACTACGATATGAAAGCCAATTTGGACTTCATTGGCTTCTCAATTCCGGATGACATGAAAGACCTCGAATCGGTGATTGGGTGGGCCGCTAAGGCGGTCAACGTACCCACGGATCGTATTCGACGTACCGGATTCACCGGGCCTAAGAACAATGGCACGCTGGACCGGCTCAAGGAGCTGGATGAAGCGACACGGTTCCGCCGTTCGGAGTCATTGGCTCAGCATGCGGCCGCGCAGACTTCCTGCAGTTTCATGTTCTTCACTCCTGGTGATACGAGCGTGGGGGAGCCTGAACAGATTATTAGCGTCAAGGACGCTACTGAAGCATCGGCCAAGATTGACCAGCGCACAGGGAAAGTGACCTCCGCGCTGGAAATCGTCGACCGTAACCGGCACTTGCTGTATCTGCCAGGTATCACATTGGATATCAGCCGAGCGGGCAACCGTTGGATTGTATCTGAGGAATACCCAACAGGAACCAAGCGGGTGCGGTGTACGCCGAAGATCTGGCGTCCAGAGCTACGCAGAGCGTTCGGTTCCGCACGAATTAACCGTGCCGTGATGGGACACATTGACCGGGCTGTGCGCACCATACTTCGTCAGGAAGTCAACGCTGAGTTCTACAGTTCACCACGAGGTATCTTGCTAGATGCGCACAAGAACGCGTTCTACGACAAGAACGGCAACCGGATTGACCCGCTGCGCGCCATCGGAGCGATCTGGGGAGTCCCAGCGTACCGTGACCAAGAAACTGGCGACATGCGCAAGCCTGAGTTTCAGCAACTGACTCAGGCGAGTTTCCAGCCCCACTCAGAACTGCTGAAATCGGTCGCGATGAACTTCCACGCCGACACGGATATTCCATTGGGTCAGCTCGGTGTGGTGCAAGACAACCCCTCCAGCGCGGACGCAATCCGAGCCGCAGAAGATGGGCTGATCGCAGTCTGTGTGAAGCAAACCGAAGAATTCTCCTACAGCTCCAAAGACGCTGCCTTGAATTTGATGTCACTGACCGCCTCAGACACTGAGATGGCAGCGATTGAAAAGGACATGGCCTTGATTCGGCCAAAGTACGCGAACCCGGCAACACCAACGCCAGGAGCGCAAGCCGACGCCGGATCAAAGTTCGTTACAGCATTCCCAGACCTCAACGGATCAGACCTCGCTCTGGAACGCTTCGGACTGGACTCAGAAGAAATTGAACAAGCGCGACAGTACTTGAACTCAAAAACTTCACAAGGTGCCCTGCAGAAGGCCTTGGAATCCAGTGCGGCACGACCAACGCAAAGCGAAACGACCAGCAAAGTCCTGCACCCGTTGGAAGAGCAAAAGCTACGAGCTGAAATGCTCAGCTCACTGCTCAGCGCCGGGGTCACACCCGAATCCGCTGCACAAAGCGCAGGTCTCACCGGATTGAACTTCACCTAATGGCCAGCCGAGAAGAAATGCGCCAGCTCAAAGAAGCCAACGCAGAGATCGCAAAGCTAGTCAAAGAAGAACTCCAAGGAATCTTCTACGCCCTAGACCTGAGCCAACCCGAACAAACCCGCGACGCGATGATTGAACTGCTACCGCTCCTACTCGACAAGTACGGGCCAATAGCAGCACAAGTATCAGCAGACTGGTACCGAATGATGATGCCAAACTCCACACCAGAGATCATCAATCCCAAAACAACCGTCGAACAAATCACCTCGACAGTTCGATGGGCAGCCGGAGACCTGTTTACCGAAAACCCCTTCGGAACACTAGACAAGCTCACCTCGGCACTCGGACGATGGACCCGCCAACCAGGACGAGACACCATCCAAATCAACGCCAACCGGGACAAAATCGGGTGGGGCCGAATACCAACAGGCGAAAAAACCTGCGCATTCTGCCTCATGCTCGCCAGCCGCTCCGGAGCCTGGCTCTACAACAGCCAAGCAACCGCACTCAAAGACGGACAAGGCGACGACTACCACAACCTCTGCGACTGCGAAGCAATACTCATCCGCGGAGCCAACGACCTCCCCGATGACGGCTTCGACCACCAAGGAGCCTACGTCGCCTACACCCTCGCACTAGACAGCGTAGGCGGCCGAGCAACCAACCAAGAGATCACCGGCGCCCTACGCCGGATGTTCCCCGATCTAATCACAGACGGGGTCCACGAACACTACTGAGCTGAGCAGGCGCGATGCCCACCCAGCTATACGTCACGCGATGTGACACCAACAAACAAAAGGAGCACCACCATGCCAAAGCACACACCCACACCCCGACACGAACCGCTGCCCTACTACATGACCGCGATGGGCATGCAAGGCGCACGATTCCTCGAAGGCAACGACGGCACCGGAGACACCGGCGGCACCAACGACGATGGCAACTCTGGCGATCAGAAAACCACCAACGACGGCACCACCGACGAAAAACTCGAAGCCCCCGGCAAAAAAGCACTCGAAGCCGAACGCCAACGCGCAGACAACCTCGACAAGCTACTCAAAGCCGAACAAGCCAAAACCAAAGCCCACGAAGACGCGAAACTCACCGACGCCGAACGCGAAGCCAAAAACGCCAAGGAACGGGACGCCGAACTCAACCAACTCCGCAAAGAAAACCTCCGACTCCAAGCGCTCGCCGAGAATCCGGTCCCTGCGAAATATCAGGTGCTGGTCAAGGGCGATACGAAGGAAGAGCTGGATGCCAGTGCGGCGCTGATTGCTGAGCTGGTGGGGGCTGGGGCTAAGTCCACTGTTGAGGACGAGGGTAAGCCCGGCAGTAAGCCCGGTGGTGTTCCTGTTCCTAGTTCTGGCACCGGTAAGGGAGCTGCTAATTCGAGCAGCTACGAAGCTGGCCAGGATCTGTACAAATCACGTAACAAGAAAGATTAGGAGATACCCGTGGATATCAGCATCAAGCGAACCCCTATTGGCAATGAAGACCAGTCATGGTTGGGTTCGGCTCACGGCACTAATGCCGCGCAGACCATCACCTTGGACGCTTCGACCTTCACCAAGGCCACCCACTACCCAGATGGCTACCTCAAGTCGGGGCTTCCACTGGCCAAGTCCGGTGCGAAGTACGTTCTTTGGACCACCGGCGCAGATTTGGCGGGCTTCTTGTTCACCTCTGTGCGTGTTCCTGAAAACACCGCTACTCCTGTTGGTGGCGCGATTTTTGAGCACGGTCGTGTGAAGACTGCCAAGCTGCCCGTATCCGTTGACGCTGCTGGTCTGGCTACTGCCGCCGGCCGAATCATCTTCGCCTAGAAAGGATCACCTCAAATGGCTCTATCACTTGACGACAAGTATGTCGCCCCGCAGGAGCTGACCGGCTACGTCCGTTCGGCGCTGGATGACCTGCCACAGAACGCCTTCAACCTCAGTGCCTACCTGCCGGATAATCCGGTAGATGACATTGACTTCCGTGCGCAGGCCGGAGGCAATGGGCTGTCTCAGGTAGCCCAGTTCCGTAGCTTCGATGCGGAGTCGCCGATCGGTAAGCGTGAGGGATCGGACATGGTTTCCGGTTCGCTTCCTCCAATCTCCGAGAAGATCCGCTTGGGCGAATACGACCGACTGAAGATGCGCAACATGGTCGAGGGGATCAAGGACGCGATCCTCAATGACGGCGTCACCCAGGCGAAGAAGATCTTGGCTCGCGCCGAAGTCGCTCGCGGTGAACTGCTCATGACTGGCAAGGTGACCATCGCCGAGAACGGTCTGGGCATCGAAGCAGACTTCGGGCGCAAGGCTCAGCACAGCCCAACCGCAACGATCCTTTGGAACGCCGCTAACTCGGTGCCAATCGACAACCTGCTGGCGTGGGTTGAGGTCTACCGGGCTACTAACGGCGTACGCCCTGGTGTGATGCTGGTAGCCCAGCAGGTTGTTGCCGTACTGATGCGCAACGAGCAGATCCGCTCGCTTGCCCTGCCTGCCGGCGCAACTACCCAGATCGTAACCTTGGATGCAATTCAGGCGTTGCTCCAGAGCTTCGGCCTACCTGCTTTGGAGGTCTATGAAGCTCAGGTGCAGGACGGTACCGGAAACGCTGTAGATATCTTGGATCCAACCAAGGTTCTGTTCTTGCCTCCTGTGGGTAGCAAGATTGGCGAAACCACTTGGGGTGTCACTGCCGAGGCGTTGGACCCTTCGTACAACCTGACTGAAGAGATTCGGCCAGGCATCGTCGTTGGCTCCTACTCGGATAACGACCCTGTGGCCCAGTGGACAAAGGCTAGCGCAATCATGCTGCCAATCGCTCCGAACACCAACCTAACCTTGGCCGGCAAGGTTCTCTAGAACCCCGTCGCTTGGTACCGGTGGCCAGTTCCTTTCATGGCGCTGGCCACCGACTACATAAGAAGGAGAATCATGCCGAAATTTACTGCGCACGTGCCGTTGCACGACGAATCGGGCAAGCTACATCAGTTCGCTCCCGAAGATGTCGCGCCAGCATGGGTCAAGTCCTTGGTGGGGAATCACGTTCTGGATAAGCCTTTCGGCGGGAAGGGAAGTGGCCGACCTTCGGCCGCGGCCACGACCGCTGGCACCAAGGGAGAGCCTGACAATGAGCCTTCTGGAGATGCCGAAAATCCTGCAGATCAGGATGAAGCGGATTCGGGCGGCGAAGCTGGCGACGAGCTTTCTTTCACCGGCGACAACCCGGTGAAGGACGCGAAGTAAGGCTCAGTCATGGCTGAACCGTTTGCGACGCTTACCGATCTGCAGAAACATTGGCCGGCGCTTCCCGGTGAGGACGAGCCGGAAGCCGAGCAGAAACTCGTTGAAGCATCGCTGGTCATCCGGGCCTTATATCCGGATATTGATCAACGGATCGCGAGCGGGGCGCTAGACAAAGACATTGCGACATATGTTGTTTGTCGGATGGTCAAGCGTGCCATGGATACTCCGGAGGAAGTTCCGGAGAACGCCACTCAGCTTAGCTTCGCTGCCGGCGGGTTCTCGCAGTCGATGTCTCTCAAGAACTCAGATGGGTCTTTGTATCTAGGCAAGTCAGATAAGGAACTGCTGGCTCCTAAACCCCGTGATGATGGGGGAGAGTTCTTCAACATCATGCCAGGGCGGTGAGGGTATGGGGATAGTAGCCAGATTCCCTAAGTCTTGGAGGACCGATGTCACAGTACTTCGAGTTGCTGGGCGTGATCCTAAGGGTAATCCGCTTCCGGCAAGTGAGATTCAAGTGCCGGACTGCCTGATCGGTCCACGTTCCACGAATGAACCTGTCACGGGGGTCAGCCTCTCGTCGTCGGACATGTCGATTTATCGTGACCCGGATCCAACATTCCAGTTTCAAGCGGCGGATCGAATAGTTGTTCCGACGGGTGCGTTGAATGCTGGGGTGTGGTCAGTGGATGGGAGGCCCATGGAATTTCCCTTGGGGACTGAGACCCCGGTGAAAGCTGGTGCGTGATGGCGCGTGATTCGTACAAACCGGTTCCGTCTGGTCTGCGAGAAATTCTGAGTTCGCCCGAAATGTCTGCGTTCTCTGTGAGCGTCGCCAAGAAGTTGGCTGGTAATGCGCAAGCGATCGGTCACGGCAAGTACGTTGGGGCGCCAGCCAGTGTGATTGCTGGTTGGCGCAACGAGCGGCGAGCCGGAGCAGTGGCCAGTGAAACTAAACCACATGGCAAAGACTGGGAAGAGCGAATCTTATTGCGGTCCATGGAGGCGATGGCGAAGCGGGTGCGTCGATGAATGATGACCTCGTTTTCCCGAACGTTCTTGACGCTGTGTGGGATCTGTTGAACGGGTCGTTGCATTACGACAAGTTCACGGATTCAGAAGTCACGGTTCGCGCTGTGACGACCTTGCCAGTGGATGCTTACGGGCTGATAGAGGAACCGTTCCCGTTGGCCCATATTCGCCCTGCTGCTCCAGGCACGCAGGGTTTTGTGGATCGTGTGGATCGTGTGGCCGTTGACGTGTATGCACCGCTTGAAACGGCGATCAACGTTCTTGAATCTGTGAGCACGTATCTTGCTGGGGCGGGAATTGAAACCCCGTCTGGTTATTTGGACGCCATTGAACCGGATGATTTGCCGGTGAGCGTGCCCTACGCTTCTGAAGCTGTCCGGCAGGCGACCATGACTTTCCTTGTAACGAGCAGGCCAATCAACTAGCCTCCCAAAATTGTTCACATCCATATGTGGACACAACCAAATATTCCAGACCCCGTATTCGAAGTGAGTACGGGGTTCCTTATTTAAGGAGGGCATTTTGCCTACGTTTGACACTATCCGTCAGGAAGCTGACGAACGAGCACTGATTCGCAAGATTCAGAAAGCCGTTGCTTTTATCGCGAAGAAAGAAACCGATCTTCCAGCAACCCTGTTCACTGGCGCCGGACAGCTCATCGATTTGAAGGCCGCGGGTTGGAAGCCAGTTGGCCTGGTTACTCCGGACGGATACGAGTTCGGGCGCGATGTTTCGGCCGAGGACGTCACCGCATTGGGTTATGCCTCTGCGCAGCGTACTGACACCACCGAGGTTGCACGCAGTGTCTCGATGACCCCGTTGGAACACGGCCGCAAGCACATGCTGGAGCTGACCCTTGGTACTGATCTGACCAGCGTCACTCAGGACCCGGTCACCGGCGAAATTATCATCGATGAGCCTGAGCTGCCAACGGATGAGGAATACCGAATGCTGATTGTCGGCTCTGACGGTCCTGCATCCGCGAACTGGATCCTTGGTCGTGGCTACGGTGCTGTGAAGCTGTCGTCGACAGATTCCACTACCTGGGGTTCGTCCGATCCTGTTCAGCAGCCACTCACCTTCAACGTCCTCACCGATGCTGAAGTTGGCACCCCAATCAAGCACTTCATGGGTGGCACTGGCGCTTTGGCGAACAAGGAAGCACTCGGTTTCACCGCTGGCACCCCGTAACAACGGGCTCTAATCCGCGGGGCGCGCTGTTTTCCGGGTGGTGGCGGCGCGCCTCGTTCTTCCCTCTTTTCACTACCCATTCCTTTTAGGAGGCCATCGTGCCAAAGCTCTATAAAGATGATCTTGTCATCGAGACGAATCTTCCTTCGGAGATCGTGACCTTGAAGTCTCAGGGATTCAGCACCACCAAGCCTGAACCTGAATCCACCAAGGCTCCTGCTGTCGAGGCTGCCAAGCCTGCGCAGAAGTCCACCAAGTAGCACTCTTTTCATCCAAAATTCTCTAACCACCACCCGGAGGTAATCACCATGGCTAATGACAAGCCTGTTGTCCAGTTCTCACTCGCCCAGCTTCGTAAGGACGCTAAGACTGTTGACGTTTTCAAGGTTGCTCTGAGCGATTCCAAGACCATCGAATTCCCTGACTTGATGGCGCAGGAGTCTGAAGAGTCCGAGCGTAAGCTCGCTCGCATCGATGCACGCGGCAACCACACTTGGAAGGCCTTGGAGGACTGGCTTTCTCAGGACGACGTTGCCGCGCTTCGTGCTGAGAAGTTGACGCGAGCCGAACTGACCAAGCTGCTCAATGTGGCGTCGCAGTACTACCAGGACCAGTACGGTGACTTGGGAAACGATATCGCCTCAGGGAGCTAATCAAACGGTACCGACCTCAGATCCGCGCTGATCTCATGGCTGAGTACAGCGTGGATCTGGACGAGTGGTACTCGGCAGGACGTTGGGTGGCATTGATCGAGTTTATCGACATGCTGCCCGGCGCCTGCAGGCTGAATGAGGCGATTCTAAAAGACCCGGAGCAGGCCGAGATCATGGCCCAGCAACCGAAGCCGGAGACAGACGAAGAGTGGGCGCCACGTTTAGCCGAATTCAAACTGGAGCACCACATGCTTCGCGATATCATCTCTGAGCTCAAACGTATCGGGCAAATATCCGCCACACAGCTCACGGGCAAAGCGCAGCCGGTTGAGAAGCCATTCCCACTGCCACGCACTGCGATTGACGCAGCGATCACTGCTCATGAGCGTCAATGGGCTGAAGACTTCATCGGCCAGTTCGGTTTCGATGCGAGCGATATCTAGATCACCACAATTTCATCACGTCAAGAAGGTCACTCTTTGTTCAAAGAGTGACCTTCTTGCATGTCCAGATGGGGGACTTCATGCCAATTATCGGCATTGCACAGGTGCTCGTTGAGCCGGTAACTACGGGCTTGCAGCGCCAAGTCTCTAATGTGGTTGGTCGATCTATGCCCAGTGTGGGGCGTGATGCCGGTCAGCGTCTCGGCAAGGGCATGGCTGACGGGTTCAATGAACAGTCAGCCAGCCTTGAAGCTGAAGTCAATCAGCTTGCCGGTGTGGTGTCTAAGGCTGAGTCTGATTTGGAAAAGGCGCGTGGGAAACGTGCAACAGCACGCGCCGCAGAGCAAAAGGCATTGGGAGACCTGCGCGTCGCAGAACTCAAACTTCAGGAACTGCGCGACACCACAGGCGTTCAAGAGTCAAAGCTTGCCGCCGCTGAAGAGCGAGTATCTGTCACACGTAACCGTGCAACTGCAGCAACTCAAGAGCACCAGTCTGCCCTTCGACGGTTGTCTGATTCGATGGCTTCGGTCAGCAGTGCACACCATGATTCTTCCCGTGCTTCGGAGGAGCTGGCTACTCATCTTCGCCAGACCACGAAGGAATCCGATAACGCTGAGCGTGGTTTCGGTCGATTGGGTGCACGTCTCCGGACCGCGTTCCAGGGCAACCCTCTGCAGGGCATGGTGGAGTCGATCCGCCGTGACCGAGGACGTATCGTCCCTGACCTTCATCAGCTGGCTGACGACGTATCGAGCGCTGGTACTCGTGGTGGTCGAGCATTTACCCAGGCTTTCACCGGTGTTGTTGGTGGGCTGTCATTGATCCCTCCAGCGGCGGGCGCTGCTGGTGCTGCCTTGGTGGGCGCATCCGGCAACGTACTGACTCTTGGGGCATCATTGGGCTCTCTAGCAGGTGTTGCGGCCTTGGTTCCTGCCGGGCTGATCGCTATCGGTGCCGGTGCGGGTGTCATGATTTCAGCATTCTCCGGGATTGGAGACGCACTCAAAGCGGCCACCGACCAACAGCAAGCCTTCACTGCGAACCCACGTATCGCAGCAATGGCCGTACAAGACGCAGCGCAGCAGATCACGGTTGCTGAAGAGAACGCAGCACGCGCCCAAGAATCGGCCGCGCGCCGCGTCCAAGACGCCAAACGTTCTTTGCGGGACACCATTGGATCTGTTGCCGAATCTGAGAAGTCGGCGGCCGAAGCCGTTGAAGCAGCTACACGTCGGGTCCGTGACGCGAAAATTTCGCTTCAGGACACCATCGAACGAGTTGCTGAATCTGAGCGCAATGCGGCAGAAGCCATCGAATCCGCAACCCAACGGATAGTGGACGCAAAGCAGTCCCTGAAAGACGCTGTGGAAAGCGCCGCCGAATCTGAGAAGTCGGCAGCCGAAGCCGTTGAAGCAGCTACGCGCCGGGTCCGCGACGCGAAAATTTCCCTTCAGGACACCGTCGAACGAGTGGCAGAGTCTCAAAAATCTGCGGCCCAAGCAATCTCCGACGCTCAGCGCCGAGAAGTTGAAGCTACCCAAGACGTCATCAAGGCACAAAAAGAGCTGGCCGACGTACGGGAAAAAGCGAACGCGAAAGCAATCGAAGCAGGCAAAAAACTGTCCGCAGCCGAACAGCAGGCCGCGGAGACAGCCAAAGCATTGCAAGTCGCCAGGGAACTCTACGACCAGACGCTAGCCGATCCAAAAGCGAGCGTCTCACAGCTGAACAAAGTGGATGTTCAACTTGAACGAGCGAAAGCCAACGACGAAAAAGCACGCAAAGCAGTCATTGAGCTAGCCAAGGAGAACAAGACTGCCCAAGACGCAGCGAAAAAGAGTGGCGACGCTGTCCTCTCTGCACAGGAACGGCTAGACAAGGCACGCCAAAACGCGGCCGACGCAGCACGAGCAACCCAAGAGGCTCAAGAGCGAGCAGCAAAAGCACAACGCGACGGAGTGCGCTCCATCGCTGATGCGCAGGAACGAATCACTGACGCCCTCAAAGCACAGAAGAAGGCTCAAGACAACGTACCTAAAGCTGCTGAACAGGCCGCCCGACGCGTCAAAGACGCACAGCGTGGTGTCGTTGACGCAATCAAGGGCGAGAAAGACGCTCGTGCTGACGCTGTCAAGGCCGCGGCTGACGGGATACGTTCCATCGCTGATGCGCAGGAACAAATCAGTGACGCCATCAAAGGTGCGAAAGACGCTCGCGCAGACGCAGTCAAAACCGGCACCGACGGTGCACGATCTATCGCTGACGCGCAACGAGCGGTAGCAGACGCAACGAAAGAAGCGAAGCAAACCCAAGTTGATTCCGCACGCGCAGTAGAGCAGGCTCACAGAAACCTTGAGCGCGTCCAAATGCAACAAGCAGATCAAGCCGCCCAGGCCGGCGACGCCATGTCCAAAGCCATGAGCAATCTGACACCATCAGCCGCAGAAGCCGTCAGAGCAATGCTGCAAGTCAAAGATCAGCTGAGCGGAATCCGACGAATCGCCCAAGAAAACTTCTTCAAAGGATTCGCAGGATCACTCCTGAACCTATCCAAAACCGTCATGCCACAACTGGCGGTAGGAGTCGGAGCAATCGCCACCGCACTCGGCAGCGGAGCACAAACCCTCATGAACTCACTCAGCGACGCACTAGGAGGAGGCGTACTCACCGGCCTACTCCAAGGCGTAGCAACAACCATCACCATCCTCAACAAAGCAATCGACCCACTAGTCCAATCATTCGTCACCCTAGGCGTCGTAGGCATGGACTACATGCCACGACTAGCCGAAGCCATAGCGAACATGGCTACAAGCTTCAATAATTTCATTCAGGATGCTGCTGCTAGCGGTCAGTTGGATATCTGGATTGAAGCTGGCATTCAGGGCTTCAAAGATCTTGGTTCAATCGTTGGCAGCGTGGTTGGGATCTTCTCGTCACTGACTAAGGCGGCTGAGGCTGGCGGGGCTGTATCGACGTTGGGTGGACTCGCTGAGGGTCTGCGCAACATTGATTCAGCAATGCAGGGCGAAACATTCCAAACCACCATGAGCACGATCTTCGCAGGCGCCGAAGCAGGCTCACAAGGCCTACTCAAAGCACTCACCGCAATCGGCGAAGCGTTCGTAACCGGAGCACCAGCCCTCGCAGACTTCCTACGACTAGGCGGAGAAATCGCCGGAACATTCATCGGCGGAATCTTCACAGCCCTATCAAACCCAGAATTCGGCGCAGGACTAAAAACCTTCATGGAAGCAATCCAACGAGGAGTCGAAAACCTAGTACCACTACTCCCAGGCCTAACCACCGGCTTCGGATCATTCCTCACATCCATGGCACCAATCGTCGAAAAACTAGGCCCAACCCTAATCCAAGTCTTCACCGGATTCGGACACGCAGCAGGAACACTACTCAACATATTCAGCCCACTACTCAACGCGCTCGCCGGTAGTCCGCTTATTTTGGGGCTGCTGATTGGTTCGTTTGCGGCTACTGCTGGGGCTGCTGCGGTGTTGACTGCGGCGGGTAACGTTCAGAAGATTGCTATGGCTGGTTGGGCGGTCGTCACTGGAACGATGTCGGTGGCGCAGGGAGTGCTTGCCGCGGCCTTCGGTAGGGGTACCGCTGCTATTGCTACTAACAAAGCTGCCATGGTCGGGTACAAGATCGCGGCCGGATTAGGCACGGCAGCTACGTGGCTTGCGACGGCTGCTCAGAGGGCTTTCAACTTAGCGATGAGAGCGAATCCTATCGGTCTGGTCATCACAGCGATCGGTCTGTTAGTTGGTGCGGTCGTGTGGCTGTACAAGAACAATGAGACGGCGCGCAATATCATCAACGCCGTATGGGCCTCGATCAAGAATGCGATTAAGGTTTCCGTGGATTGGATTGTTGGTGCGTGGCGGAACGTCAGCACCTGGCTAACGACGACCCTGCCTAACGGATTCAACGCACTGCGCGATAAGAACAAGGCCGTGTGGGATGCCATAAATCTGAAGATCGATACGATCTGGCTGGGTATCAAGGGAATCTTTACAGCGATCAAGAACTGGTTCACGATCACTCTTCCAGACGCTTTTCAAGGCTTGCGTAATAAGAACACGGAAGTCTGGAATGGCATCAAGAAGAAGATCAGTGACATTTGGACGGGTGTAAAAGGCACCTTCAACACGATCAAGACGTATCTGAAGGACACTCTCGGTGCTGCGTTTGGTGGTCTGAAAACTAAGGTGACTGATGTTTTCAATGGCATCAAGTCGAAGATTTCCGATAAGTGGACTGAGATAAAGAGTACGTTCTCCACGATCAAGACGTATCTGAAGGACACTCTCGGTGCTGCGTTTGGTGGTCTGAAAACTAAGGTGACTGATGTTTTCAATGGCATCAAGTCGAAAATCTCGGATAAGTGGACTGAAATCAAGGACACACTCGGCGCTGCTAAGAAGTATTTGACTGACACCTTCGGTCCTGCGTTCACCTGGCTCCGCGACAGTGTGATCAAGCCAGTTTGGAATGGCATCAAGAACAAGATCAAAGCCATTTGGGAAGACGGCATTAAACCGGTCTTTACCACAATGCAGAAGGCGCTCAAGGGCGACTTCACAGGTGCTTTCCGGACAGCTAAGGATGCAATCGAGAAGATCTGGAACGGTTTGAAGTCCGTCGCGAAGAAGCCGATTGAATTCATTATCAAAACGGTCATCAACGACGGTCTCATCGGTGCTTTCAACAAGGTTGCTGGGTTCGTTGATCCGAGTGGAAAGGTTATCAAGAAACTTAAGCCGGTTGCTTTGCCGAAGGGCTTTGCTCATGGCGGATGGACTGGTCCAGGTTCCAAGTATCAGGAAGCGGGCATTGTCCATGCTGACGAGTATGTGGTCAAAAAGGAGTCGCAGCGTTCAATTGAGCGTAAGGCTCCGGGGTTCTTGGACAGCCTGAACAATCTCGGCGCTAAGGCACTGGGATACGCAACGGGTGGCCTAGTCCGTCCGCTGCGTGGAGGGCGCGTTTCGTCTGGGTTCGGTGCTAGTCGCGGTCGTTATCCTCACGCTGGTCAGGACTTCGCTACGCCGGTTGGCACGCCGATCTTTGCAGCGATGGATGGCTTTGTATCTAAGGCTGGTTGGAACGCTATTAGTGGCCGTACCGGTATCGGTGAGTTCTTGACTCACGACGGCGGACGCAACACTTACTACGGCCACTTGTCTAAGTTGCTGGTCAAGGTTGGAGATGCAGTTAAGGCCGGTCAGCAGATCGCGCTCTCGGGTAACACCGGTCGATCGACTGGTCCTCACTTGCACTTTGAGACGTGGACTGGTGGCAAGCCTGTCAATCCTGCGCCGTACCTCAATGGGGCGACGCTCCCTAGCGGTAGCAATAGCGAGGGTGGGGGATTCGACCCGCTGTCCGGGTTGACCGATCTAGCCTCTAATATGGCTTCCAAGTTCGCTGACGCATTCCCTGGTGGCGGCAAGATGGTCGACATCGCTCAGGGAATTGGCGGAAAGCTCGTCGGCAGCGTAAAAGATTGGGCTTTCAGCAAGGTCTCCGCGATTGGCGACTTTGCGAAGGACAGTTGGAACAACGTCAAGAGCTTCTTCACCGGTGGCAAGTCCGATGTAAAGAACGCGGTGCAGGGCGTAGCGAATGGATTCGGCTGGGGCTCCGGCGGTCAGTGGAAGGCTTTGTCGAAGCTGATCAGCAAAGAATCTTCTTGGAATCCTAAAGCTCAGAACCCTAGCTCGACGGCTTACGGACTATTCCAATTCCTGAATAGCACGTGGGCTGGTGTGGGTGCTCGGAAAACTTCCGACCCTGCCGAGCAAGCACGAGCCGGCTTGAAGTACATTCAGCAGCGCTACGGCGACCCTCAGGGTGCTCTGGCATTCCACGACAGGAACAACTGGTACGCCGAGGGCGGACAGGTTAAGCCAACGCTGTATGACAACGGTGGTGTACTTCCTGTCGGGTTGAGTTCAATCCTGAACTACACGCGAAAACCCGAAGCGATCCTGACCGGTAGTCAATGGGCTGACATGCATGCTTTGGCTTCGCGTGGTGGTCAACAGTTCCCAGATTCGCTGACTCTGGTAGTTGACGGCCGCGAATTCACGGCGTATGTGTCGGACGTTGCTGATGGTCGGATGAGGCAGGCTAAGCGGGATGCACGCCGCGGTAATCGTCAGATGACCGGGCACTAACAAAACAATAATTGAGGAGGTTCCCAATGGCCATAACTTGGGGAGCATATGTCAACAACGACACCGGCAACGGTATGCGCCTGGGGTACGAGTTTTCGCAATCCCCTTCAAGTGTGGGGTCGGGGACCTCCTCGGTTACTGTGTCACTCAAGATTTGGGTGGAGACCAAGGCGCCGGTCTCGGACTCCAGCAATAGTCTAACTTTGTCGGGTAGCTGGAATACGGAAACGTCACCGAGTATCAATCATGGCACCGGTGGAGGAACTACCCTGGTTCGTGACTTGTCACGCACCGTTTCGACTTCTTACACCAGCACGGGGTCGACTAGCTTCACTGTGTCGCTGAATGGCATCAACGCTATTCCTGGCACAGCTACCGTGTCAGGATCTTGGACGACTGCGAAGCGTCCGTTCAAGGCACCGACCGCCCCGTCCGGCGTATCACTATTGTTGTCAGGTAGCGGCGGTTTGGTGCGGTGGACGCGCCGTCCATCCACTTCGGCACCTTACGACAATATAGAGCTGGACTTCCAACGCGACGACGGATCGTGGCAGGATTCAGCTACCCTGTCGGGCAGTGCGTCGTCGTACACAACTAACTCATTCATGGCGAACGCTTCCTACCAGTACCGGGTCCGAGCGATCAATAGCTCTGGCACGTCCGCATGGGCGTACTCGAACACTGTCAAGACGAAGCCGAACGCGCCAGCCGCTCCGTCGAATGCGGTTATTACTCGTTCTTCAGACACTCGGCAGGTGTTGACGTGGACTCGTGGCGCCGACACTTCAACAGCTCCACGCTCTCAGCACGTTATTGCACGCCGTGACGTTTTGGGCGCTAACAACTGGATCAACATTGCTACTGTCTCCGGTAGTACGTCGAGCTTCACTGACTCGTCGACGGTAGCGAACAAGCAGTATCAGTACCGCGTGCAGGCGAAGAATGCTGGCGGAACATCCTCATGGGCTACATCTGAGTACATGTCCACTACGCCTAAACCGCCGACGAGTGTTAAAGCTAAGAAGCTGGGCGAAGACATTCAGGTTACTTGGGCGAACACTACGGGGACACGTATTACCGGCATAGAGGTGTGGCTCACCGCTGACGGGGCAGACCAGACTCCGGTCTACCTGCTTTTGTCTGGCTCTCCGACGTCGTGGACTCATGTCTCGCCTGACTCGTCGAAGACATGGGCGTATCGGCTGAAAACTCAGTCTGGCGCTGATACTAATGATGCTGCGCCCAATTTGTATTCGGCGTTCTCGGCGCGGACTAACACTGTGCAGCTACAGGCACCACCGTCTGCCCCGTCACTGTTGAAGCCGTCGTCGTCAGCGATTGATGCGACCGACGAAAACATTTTCACCTGGCAACACAACGCTGTTGATACGACCGACCAGACCGGGTACGAATTACGGTACCGTGTCGATGGTGGCGCCTGGGTGACGATCACTGACATGGCATCGGGATTCTCTCGACGCACGTTCGCAGCAGACACTTTCACCAACGGATCTAGCCTAGAGTGGCAGGTCCGTACGTGGGGCGCGCATGCGGACCCGTCGCCGTGGTCTTCGATCGCGGTCGTCACAGTGTCGTCACGACCTTCGGTAACAATCGTTTCACCGGATGGTTCGGCAGGGATCCCGGTTATTGATTCGTCATCAATCACGGTGGACTGGGATTACTTCGACCCTGAGAACACTACACAGACCAGCGTTCGGCTGAGCTTACAAACGCTCGACGGTGAAACAGTCTGGGCTACCACAAGGAACATGGCGTCTACGGCGTACACGATCCCTTATAGGATCGCTGACGGCGCATCGTATGTTCTGGTGGTGTCCGTTCGTGACGGCTCCGGACTCTGGTCTTACGAGACTACCCAGCAGTTCTCGGTGACCTATTCAATTCCACCTGTGCCATTACTCGCAGCAATATGGGATTTAGATTTGGGTGGTGTCGTGATCAACATTGATCACCCTGCACCTGGTCTGGGTGAAAGCGAAGTAGTGTCTGCGGATCTGCAACACAGCGCGAACGGCGCTGACTGGTCCACCATTGCAACTGGGCTAGACCCTAGTACAGCGACGGTGGATTTTATTCCTACCCTTGACACTGTGAATTATTACCGGGTGATTTCCTATAGCGCCTTGCCGTCGTCGGTCGAGTCTCAAAGCGTTCCGGTCCTAGTGGAATCCAAAGGTTGGGTGTTCGTAAATGGTGGCTCGGACTGGTCAACGATCTGCCGCATTCGCGACAACGTCCAAACCGGTCACTCACCTAAGCGGGCGAAAGTGTTGAATCACTTTGCAGGTAGGAAATACCCGGTCATGACTTCCGGTGAAGCACGCGACTACTCGGTGACCATATCGGGGCGTACCTCCGGCGGAGGATCTACTGATGATGAATGGCAGGCGCTCTACGACGATGGGGAGCCGGTCTGCTACCGCGAACCTGGCCCCGCTTATCGCGGCTCGGGTGACCGGTTCATCGCTGCGTTCCAAGATTATTCGCGGTCTCGAGAACGAAACATAGAGCAGGTAAGTATGTCATTCGAGCGTGTCGAGGAGGTCTAAACCATGCCAGCCCAGATTTATCTACTAGACACAGGGAGTCGTCGTACTAGACGCGCTGATCCACTATCAGGGCATCGTGAAGAATCGTGGCGGGTGAACCTCCTGAGCAACGACGACGTGTTGCTTACTGAGCTGATCGGGGTGACGGGTGGAGACTTCAATTTCAACGCAAACGCTACTATCCGTGGCTCGGGGAGCATCAACTACACCGGAGAACCCATCGACTGGAACCAACACCGAATCCAACCGGTCTACCGAGCGCAAGCGGGCGACCTTGTGGAGGAATGGCCGTTAGGCGTATTCATCGTTTCCACGCCATCGACCCAGTTTTCGGACGGTGGCAGGGAAGTCTCGCTGGAGATGTATGACAAAACCAAGATCCTAGAGGATGACTTGATCCCGGCTTCATACCGGGTAGCCAAAGGGACCAACATCATCACAGCTGTGCGAACAGTCCTGGCGTTGGCGGGACAGAAACGCACAGCATTTGAGGAAACCTCACTCACGGTCAGGACGGCGATGGTGTGGCCTCCAGGAACTTCCCGCCTTCGAATCATCAACGACCTCCTAGATTCGGCAAACTACTTCGCGATTTGGGTCGATGGAGACGGCGTGTTTCGAACTAGTCCGTATGAGGCCCCAGAGGACCGAGGCGAGTCGTGGGCTTTCGTTGATGACGAGAAGTCCATCTACTCACCGGATTTCACTCACGACTTCGACGCGTTCGACGTACCGAATCGTGTGATCGTCACTGGCCAGTCTGACGGCGACACTGAGGCACCAGTTGCGATGGTTGAGGACAACTCGAAGGGGCCATTCTCAATCCCGACTCGCGGCCGTGTGATCAGCCGTTTCGAGGAGGGACAAGAAGCGGTCAATGAAGCCACATTGCTAGCGATTGCTAAACGGATACTGTCTGACGGTAAGCAGGTTGGATCGACGTTCCAAATCAAGCACGCGCCGATACCGATTGACCTGAACGCGGTTGTTGCATTCCGGAGAGACCAGGAATCCATTGATGTAACCACCACGCTAGAGCAGGTCAGCTATTCGATGGATACCGGGACACTGTGCTCCACAACGCTGAGGGAGTTCATCGAATGATCGACAACCCATTCGTCAATGACGAAACATCCAAGCCTGCACCTGTGGCCCGATGGGTCGACGCAACAGTCACCAGTCTTTCGCCACTCATGGTCAAGCTAGACGGATATCAGGAAGAACCACAAGAACCCACAAAGCCCCCGTTAGTCGGGGGTCTTTCTATCAATGAGCGAGTCCTTTGCCTAATGCAGGGCAGGCAGCTCGTAATTCTCGGAAGATACGGAGGCTAGGACAATGGCCATAGCAAAGTTCGATGCTTCTCTTGCATATGACCAAATAGTCAAACGCGGCGTGCCAGGGTGTGCTGTACAAGTATCGGACCCAGATACGGGCTTCGCTTACGACGCGCTATTAGACTTAGACGGGAACTTGATCCCCGTCCTCGTTTCAAATTCACAGGGGTATGTTCAATCGTTCCAAATCGCAGATGGGCCACCTCTAGTAAAGGTCACAGTCGGGCCGGTAACATACTACCTCGCCGATCTAAACACCCTCGAAACCGCGGCTGGAGCAGGCAAGGCCATCGCGGATTTCGGAGACGAATTGGGGACGGCGCGATTCGAAAGCCGGATTCCGGTAGAATTCACCGTCCGTGCGGATGACTCACCGCTACCATTCCTCCATGTTACCGAATCACAGGGGATAGTCTCTAAGATTTCCCACCATCCAAACTCAGTGCCCACAGATGCAGTGCAAACGTTTCGGGAACTGCCAGAGCAGTCCGGGCTTGTCTACGCAGTAATGGGAGAAGATGGATCGGTATTTTTTGGCGTACGCAGCGACGGCACGATTTACCCTGACAACACCACGCCCGGTGGGGGGGCAAACAAACATCGCCTTGGGCCTAGTGCTGCTGGGGGATTCTTTGACTGAGCGATGGGGAGTATCGCTTGGCGCAGTCTTAGAACGGCCGGTTTTCAACACGGGAGTAGGCGGACAAACCTCCTCACAGGTCGCGGCTCGACAAGGCGGGGCACCTGCGCTAGTCACCATTGGTGGCGGCGTAATCCCAAGTTCAGGCGCAGTAACGGTCTCCGTCAGCGTGAATCTTTTCCAACGCAACGGCGATGGAGAAATGCAGCAGGACGGCACGCTCGCGGGTATTCCAGGAACTCTTCGCGCTCTAAAAACGGCTGCTAACGGATCGACGTGGCAAGAGCAATATGAATACACATTCACGCGCAAGACACCGGGGAATGCTGCCCCGTGCCCCGCAAACTCGCCCTTCCAAACTGGTGACGAAAACCGAAATAGAATCCCGATAATCGGCATTGGGCGAAATAACTTCAAATCAACAGCACCTGAAGTAATCGTAGAACAGGTCAAAAGTATGCTCGACTGGTCTGAACAGGGCAAGAAGGGGATTGTCCTTGCCGTACCACCGTGGACCGACGATACACCTTCGGATGTAGTCGCACTGGCCAACTTGAATGCAGAGTTGCAGAACGCCCTATCTGCTCGATTCGTAGACGTTCCTGCCTTCCTGCGGTCAGAAGACACGCTACAGTCCGTAGGAATCACGGCGACCACCCAAGACCTGTCTGATATCGCAGCCGGGCTTACCCCCACTTCATTTCGCACCGACGAGGGGCACTATAACAACGCCGCATATCAAGCCATCAACGGTTTGATTTCGGGAATCATCCTACAGAGAGGGTACTGACATGGCAGGGCTTGGAATCGTCATCAAATCCACGGATGGACCAGGGAAGTACTTCAGTGACATTCGGGCTATTCAAGGGACCATCCTGCTTTCTGAAGCAGAACTATGGGGGCCAACTGCTACCAACGACGGTGGCATACTCCCAAACCTTGCTTGGCAGGAAACAGCAAAGTTCATCCCAGGGACTGAAAACGAACTCGCCGCATCGTTCCATCGTGGCCCGTTCACAGCATCAGAACTGGAGATTACACGCACGTCCAAGAACGGAATCCATGGGGCGGTAACCGCGGGATCTATCGGAACAAATTCCCACGGAGCCTCGCCGATCATTTCCGAGAAGGCACGAGACTGGATCTACCAGCACTATACGGATCACGCCTTCTACATTTCGGCTTGGATGCGCCCTACACGTGGCAATGCGCTCCCAGCCGGGGCAATCACTCCGTTAGTAGGGGTATTCAATACCGGTTCACCCACCGGAAACTACAAGATGATCCTTGATCCTAAAGATGTGCGACCACCTTCCGCCGGGCTTTTGGGGTACGACCAAATTTCGATCGACAACACCTCAGGCATCGTAGCGATCGCAGCAACTGGAACTAGAGGCACGATCCCACCCACATCAAACCCTGGAACGGTCGTAGCGCTTTCCCCTTGGGGGCGAGTAAATCGTGGCGGGATAAGCGACGGAACTTATATTTACTCTCAGTCAACTGGTCATCAGTCACATGCGCTCTATGCCCTTTGGGTTGTCGACTTAACCGAGGCGGGAATGACGTGGGGTCAGGTGCACACCCTGGACCAGCAAGCGTTCAATATCGCTTTTTCAGCTGGCGGACGGTACTACGGAGATGTGATGCCATCGCTCATTCCGTAGGTAATATCTTGGACGCATTATTCAAGTTCGCTAATGATCGAATTAGCCAGTTTTCGGTAGCCTTGATTATTTGGATGCACGGAATCAGCGCTCATAAGATCAGGGCTACCAGCTAATGGCTGATCAGTATCGATGAACGTTGCTTCGGCGGAAGCTGCGGCTTGTTTTACCTGTTCGGAAATCTTCGATAATTCTAGTGGGGGCGCGGTAGCATCCCACCACGGGTTCACAGCAATGATCTGCGCATCAGGCAAGGCTTTACGAAGGCCGGAATAGAACGAGTTGACGGACTGGCCTACTGTATTTGACGGCAACATTGCATCGTTTCGACCGCCGCTCACGATGACAATTTGAGGAGATGCATCAGCGATTTCCTGAATGCGATCAGAATAATCGCTGTTGGCGGTTTCTGAGCCGGAATTAGCGTATCCGGTGCCACCAATTCCGAAGTTCTTTTCAGTCCATCCCATCTCGTTGGCTACGAGGGTTGACCATCGCGCAGAAGCGTCCGTTGCGCCACGCCCTTGGGTATAAGAATCGCCGACAAAGGCCACGACGGTTCGCTTTTGTGCAGGGGTTTCAGATGCTACTTCAGCCTCTGGTTTCACAGTCCTGTCGCTGGCGACTGGTGCTTTCACTGGAAGGTTAGCTAAAGCAAACAATGTTGCGAATGCAACTGCGAAACCAGCGAGTATCAGAACATTCTTGAACACATTCCGAATTGAATGCTTGTTGCGCGACCTAGAATCCCGTGCCAATGTAACCCTTCCCCAAAAAAGTAATCGACGAAACTAAGCGTAGACCGAAACCCAAAGAACGACACCAATGTGAAAGCACGTTAACCGAGGGAAAATGATCTCCACCAAAACAAACTCAATAGTTTCATCCGAAAGGCCACCGCCTGCCCGCATGGTTTGGAAAGCAATCATAGTCACTGCGGTCGTCGCATCCTGATAAACCAAGCGCTCACAGGGAGGCGCATTCTTGATGCCCTCCTGTGAGCGTCGCCCATTCAAGAAAGAGACAATCTTATGTCTAAACAGCATTGGACGGTGGGCTTGTGGAATCGTATCCAGGAGCCTCGCCTTGTGTCCGTTGTTCAAACACTCATTTACGTGCTCTGCTTCATCGGCGGACTGGTAACAATCTTGGACCCACCGCGCAGTATTGAGGGCGCGTTCGGTAATGGCATCACGCTGGCTTGGGGGCTGTTCGCGCTAATTGGTGGGGCGATGGGTGCTTACTCTGCACCGACCGGTAAGTGGCTGATTGAGAAGCCGGCGATCATTGCGTGCGCCACAGCGATTACCTTGTACGCGGGGATTGTTGTCAGCCTGCACTTCACCAGCCCTGGCAACCGTATCCCACAGATCGTTTTCATCCTCATTGGATTACTGCACTTCATCAATAGGTACTGGCGAATCAGGCCGTTTTCGTATGAGCCCGGCAAATAGGAGGCCAACATGGATGGGCCTCAAATCTGGGCGACGCTTGCCATCATGGTTGGCAGTGGCGGGTTTCTAACTGTTGGGATTCAGGAGTTCGCTAAGTGGCGGTCTGGGCGTGCTGAGTCGGAACGCACTGAGAACCTGTCTCTCGCGCAACGGGTGCAGACGGCTGAGGCGTGGCGAGAGTGGGAAGCCACGTACCGCAGGATAACCGCTGAGCATTGTTCGCACGTTCGCCGGGTCGCTATCGAACACGGCGCAACGTTAGAACAAATCGGCGCGTGGCCTTCACCGCCAGAAAAACCACAAAACATCAAGGACTAGTCACCGGCTAGTCCTTTTCTTATGCCCGAAAGGTGGAAACATCATGGCTGAGTATTCTCTCGCCCCTTCGCTCGTGGACCTCCGCAGTGAAACCAATACACGTTGGCCCGACCGCGACAAAGCGTCTGACGGCTGGATCGGCGACCCGTCACACCAGGCACGCGTGTCTGACCATAACCCGGACTACAGTGCCGGTGGCATCGTTCGAGCTATTGACGTGGACAAGGACGGGATCAGCGTTGAGGAATTCCTGAATGCTGTCATCTACGACAGCCGTACTAGCTACTGCATTTACAACTACCGCATCTGGGGTGGCACTCGCTGGCGCAAGTACGAGGGCGCGAACGCTCACACGAAGCATGTTCACGTGTCGATCAAACACACCGCCGCCGCAGCTAAATCGAGTTCCTGGGGGCTTGCCAAGGGCGCGGTGAAGCCTGTCGGCAAGCCTGAGAGCGCCAAGGTGAAGAAGGTCAAGGACCAGTCGCCAACCAACACGCCCAACGGCTCAACCACTTTCCCAACTGACTACGCCGAGTTGAAGATCAACGGCAACTTCAAGTCGTGGGAACAGGGTGCTATCCAGATTCTCATGCATCAGCTCGGCTACAAGTCGAATAAACAGTGGGACGGCAAGATCGGCAAACTTGGCTACACCGACCTGCAGAACTGGTTGCGCGACGTACGCGACCCGAAGGGCAACCCGTACTACACAAAGACGCCGGTCGCGAAGTGGGGCGTACCTAAGGGCACTCCGCTGGGCGTGGACGGAAAGGCCGGCAAATGGTTCTGGTACGAGTTCCAGCGCTACCTGAAGGACCGCAAGTTCTACAAGGGAATTCTCGACGGAGAACCGAAGAAAATGACCTACGAAGCCATCCAGCGCTGGCTCAACGACAACAACACCTACTAGGAGAAAACAGTGTCTGAAACTTTCTTGGCCCTGTGGGCTTCCGTCATTCGTACTGTGGTGCCGATTGTGGTCGGTGCCGTTCTTGGTTGGTTCACCGCTGTGAACATTCCGGTGGATCCGGAGTTCGAGGGCACGCTCACCACGCTACTAACGGCAGTGCTAACCGCGGCCTACTATGTGGCAGTGCGCCTGTTCGAAACCTATATCAGCCCGAAACTTGGATGGCTGCTGGGTTATGCGAAGTCTCCGGATTCCTACAGCGAAGATCAGCCTGGTAAGCACGTAGCCGAATAGACCCCCCAGCGTACGGGCTGGGTTACGACCCGTGCAAACGTCGGGCTCCGGACGTTCTAGACAACCCCGGAGCCTGACACAAACGTAAACCGCCTTACCCTCAAACGAGGGTAGGGCGGTTTTTTCTTCATTACAGCTATGCATTGTGTCAAACCTTGAATTCCTCAAAATATGATTATTTTATGGATCGGGTGGGGTCGCGTTAGAAACGAAAATCCAGTGGCCGCCCCGATCCGTTTCTGCAGGCATTGGTTGGGTAGGCGAGTACCCTTCAGTACGGTTTTTCCAGCGAAATTTTAGTGGATGGATTTTTTGGAACTAAGAGATTGTGCCTCGTGAGTCCCAGATAAATATTTCGGCCACCAAGGTAGATTCCAATTATTTTTGGATCTGTATTGCGGCCATGAGAATGGTAGATCTTGCCAAACTTTGCTGAGATGGCATCCATGAGGTTGGCTGAATTTTTATGTCCATCGAAGCCGAGCAAGATCTCTGTCATTCGGAAGACCAAACTGTCTAGAAAATTCTTGTGCGCTGTGGGAGGTATAGAATCGTCTTGAACGCTTTTATTATCAACAGTCTCTGCGTCTTGAACGCTCTTATTATCGACATTCTTTGCCTCTTCATGGCGAGCAACCTCATGGCGTAATCTAGACGCCTCGATGATCCATCGGATTGCGTAGCGGTAGCGAATCGCATCGAGTTCAGGTCCCGCAGCTAGTTCGAATGCATGTGACTTATGGGAGAACCGCTTAATATCAACTTCGTTGTCACGTTGCGCAATACGAGATTGAGTTGACAGCTCATGGAGGGCCTCAATTAGGCCTAGCGTGGCTTGTCTGATTTCAAGTTTTCTTGAATCTTCCATTTGGTGCCGAAGTTGTTCACGTGAATTATGCCAAGCAAAGAAAGCTGCTACGGAAGCAACCAGAGCAACGGCCGGACTTGCGAGTGAAGCGATCGTAGCCCATATCTCTGGGCTGGCTGGTGCGGAACAATAGAAATCTTGGGCACTTTTTGCAAACTCGTTAGCTGCCCGGCAAAGGTATTCTTCGGCGATGGTCATGGGTAAAGATTATAGGGGACGTTAGCATGAAGTTTGAGATGAAGATTGTGCTGTATCGCCTGAGAACGCACACGTATTTAGGCTAATCGTCAATGGAACCTCAATGCGGGTAGACATGTCATGGCGGCCGACCATAGTTTTGACCATAGTTTTTGCGGGGAGCCTCGGAAAATCAGCACTCAACAGTTACGAGGAAACCGTGTAAATACGGGGGAGTAGTAGCGGTCGGAATCCCTCGAAAATCAAGGAAACCAACTCATAATCCCTTGGTCATGGGTTCAAGTCCCATACTCCCTACAAATGAATTTCGCCCGGTAGCTTGTGTTAACAAGCTACCGGGCGATTTCTATTTTTAGTCGGCAGGATCTTTGAACGGACTTTGAACGTGGTGCTGAATAACGCGTGGGTCGGTTTCGGACTTCCTGCCTAAAACTAGATTCTCAAAAGTTGTGTTGGCGTCCCGCAGTGGTTCAAAGCTCCTTTTTGGATTTCCGGAACGATAAGCCACAATGAATCGGCGAATCAGTCCTGCGATGAACGCTAGACCGAATAGGACAAACGGGATGATTCCAAAATTGGGTTTGGTTCCGTCTTGCCAAAAATTATAAATAACTCCAAGGATCAAGGCGACGATGCATGCGGTAACGACCAACGCTTTTCTCAT